GCGCATATAAATAAGCACACCTATTGTTAGGACAATGGGTGTGCCTATGGGTGGTGTGGTGTGGTTCACGTGGAGATAACTTGACTGTTGGGGAATGTTGGCGCATTATTAATACATGAATAAGACAGAGGATTGCACACTAATCAGTTGGACAAAGACACCGAACGGAGGATGGAAGGCAACGGTTAGCGGAGTGGAGTATTTGATCGAATGGCACCACAATCGGTATTATCTCTATAGGGGTCCAGAGCGAGACCGGATTGATTCGAATAAGTCATTGTTGTTGCTGAAGTGGATTGTGGAATGCCTCTAGAAAGGACTGATTATGACCGAATTTAGTACCCTCTCAGATATTTTTGGTCGTAGCGCATGGCCTATGATCAAAGAGATGAGTGAAGTTGTAGTGTTTAATGTTGACGCGGACGATAGGTCGTGCTCCATGTTGCTTGGAGGCCGGGAGTACAAGGTCAAGAGGGCTCATCATCGTAGGTGGCATGTGGTGACCACGGGGTATTGGCGGGCTTTCGGGTCTCAGTGGGAGTTGTTGGCTTGGATTGGTGATCGGTTGTGAAGCGGGAACATCATGGAGACTATTCGGCAGCCAAGATTTTGACACATTGGAAGACCAGTAATTTTATTGCAGAATGTCTAGTGAATGGATATCACATTGCTTATTATCATGACACTGGGAGGCTTCATTACTGGAAGGATGCTACGAACGAATATCACATCATGGCGACGGATTTGATTATTTCTTCAGAGACAGGATTAGGAATTGTCCAAGCAAATTATTCTAGAGCGAACCGGCGATAGTAATTGGTACATCAAGAACACTGATTACAACGACACACCAGAAAGGACTGCGGCTTGGGTTAAGTCGCTGAAGTGCAATGAGAGAGTTGAAGAGTAGACTGAGTCGGAATACGCGCTTTGGACTTATGCGCCTGGGCGGGATTGTTGATGAAAATATTTATGAGAATGATTTTGTTCGCGTTTGGTTTGACGATGAATTGATGACTCTCGCTAGGAACGGAAACTTGTGGACTTTGACCTACAAAGGCGAGACCACAGTGTCTCCAGAAGACGAATTACCGCTTGCCGCTCGCTTTCTTCTTAACTACACGGTTAAGTACAATGTTGTCACTCAATAGCGTCAAACGTAAGTTGCGCTGCTACGGCATGCGCGAGGCCTACACGCCGGGCGGAGCGAATATTCTTTATTGTGGGGAGATCGCCATTCGATTGATTAACGATTACACAATTGAGACATGGAATTCGAGTGAAGCATCGAGCGGCACTATTCAACATTTTGATTCTATTTTCTTTAAAAACAATGCGATTTTAGAGATGGGTCTTGAAGGCCTAGGGGCGGTTTGATGTTTTACTTTAAAGACTATGTCACTAGATACAATATTGACAATCAATTGCCGCATTATAAAATCACTGCAAGAGATAATATTCTAGTGATAGACGCGTTTGATTATCGCATATGCACTTACGGATGGCCCGACAATCGAGTGACTGTTGCCAACAAGATTACTGGCATCAATACGATTAAGAGATTCGGCCCACACGGGCGCGACAAATGTGAATCCTATCTTAGATCATGTCTAGAAATTTTGGGTGTTGAATTTCCTGAGGAGGAATAATGGCCATTTCATATAAGAAAATTTGCGTTGAATTACTTGAGGCTATCAGCACATTTAGTGAAGACGACTCAGCGAAGATCAATGCGAAATTCGTTGCTGGCACGGCATGCCTTTACGACAAGATGAAGGTGGAGTTCTCAACACCTGAAGGCGAGCACACGATTGAGAAGACAGGACAGGGCTGGGAGCACACTGTGGTGAAGGTTAGGTCCGGCAGTGAGATCATCGACGTGATTTGAGTACAGATATCCCCCGGAGTGGCTGGATGCTCCGGGGGATATCTGTGTCTTGGGTTAGGGTCGCTTCGCGTTCTTGCGGTAGCGTTCCCATGCGGCCTGGGATGCGGGGCCCCAGATGCCGTCGTCCTCGACTCCGAGTGCTCGCTGGATTGCGGCGATTACTCGGTCGTGTGCGGCGTCGCTAGCGTCTCCCCACACACCGTCGGGGTTGGTTCCGACGACGGATTGTGTGTACTGGATTCCGTAGGGGAAGTGCCTCCCTGCCCATCCGCTGGCAGCGACGACGGCGTAGAGTCGCTTCTCGGTGTCGGGTCCCAGGATGTTGTCTGGGGTGGCGCCGATTGCGGTCTGGATTCCGGTGATGTTGCTGGTTCCGTCGCTGGTTCGGGCGACGGCGTAGTCGTCGACGAGGCGAATGCCGTAGACGATGTCGTCCATGTCGCGTTGCTTGCTGGCGACGACGCCACCGTCTCCCTGGGATCCGGAGTAGCCCCATGAGGTGTTTCCCTCGACGGTGTCGATCTTGTTGCCGTAGGGGGAGGTGACGGCGATTCCGATGTGGTCAGATTCTCCGTCGCCTTGCCAGTCGAAGGTGACGGCGTCGCCTGGGCGGACGTCCCACTTGCTGATGAGTACGCCGCGGGAGCGGGCCTCGTTCTCGCGTCCGGGGACGTAGGCGGAGCGCCATGCGATGCCGACGGTGGAGAGGACCCAGGAGACGAACATGTCGCAGTAGGGGACGCCACTGGCGGCGAACATGTCGTTGCCGACGGCGCGGGCGTACCAGCGCCCGTACTTGGTGCCATTGAGCTCGTCGGCCCATCGACTATAGCCGACTTCTCCCTTGGCGACGCGGATGATGTCTGCTCGCGTTGCCATTACTTGTCTCCTACTCGGGGGACATTGTATGCAGCGACGCCGAAGAATCCTGCGGTGATGAAGTTGATTGCGTCGATGTAGGATCCGTCGATGACTCGCATAGCACTGAGTGCTACGAGGATTCCGAAGCATGCGCAGTATGCGTAGAAGCGGACCTTGGGGTCAATGCCTTTGGAGGGGGCTTCGTGTTCACCCATTATCTTTCTCCCTAAGGTAGGAAAGGATTTCTTTCAACTGGCGATTCTGAGCGTCTATTGTAGACCCGCCATGATTTGGTTTGACGTGGTACTGCACGTCTTTGAGTTTATCCTCAATATCATCTAGTCGAGCCACAACACCTGGCTTATCAGGAGTTCCCTCCCACGCCGTGAGCATCACGGAAAGATGATCCAAAAATCGGGTAAACCGGTAGACGAACTTTCCAACAACCGTCATTATAGTTATAACCCCAATTATCAGGGCTACATCTAGCGTCTGAGGTAGATTAATCATCGGACAAAGATTTCTGCGAACATATTACGGGTCTCTGGTGAATCAGAGAAAAGTCGCCCCTTTCGATATGTGCTCCGCATGATGGATAGCACTTTGTCACCATACATGAGCAACCTCTCCCCTTCTCGCAAGTCTGTGACCTTATAGGCCCATCTTACACGATCGCCACGGGGCTGGCGACGCTGCGCGAACCATGTAGGACCGTCGATCCAGATGGAGACCTCCCCGTCAGGGCAGCGGAGCGAGAAGGCGTATTTCGCTTTACCCGACTTCTTCATGACGAAGTCGTCATAGTTGTCTGCGAACTTGTTGCTGATAGCATACTCAGCATAGTCCTCAGCGTAGTTTGTAATGAATGACCCGAACCGGGTGTGTGCCACTTCTGACTGAAATTGCTCACTGTTGACAAAGTCGGTGACAATAAAGCCGTCAGCATGGCGGGAAACCCCCTCAACGGGTTCAATATGAAAGCGGATGAAGTAAGGGTTCATGATGGACACGGAGTTTGAGAGCATGAGGCACCGAACCCTGTCCTGATAGCGATCTACTGTGGAATAGAAATCCATGAACACCTTCGCTTCATCAGGTAGATACCTCAGAGAGCCTTTATCAATGATAAACTCATCAAAGATGATTGTGTAAACATTTGGGTAGGCGATTGACTTGTTCGCCTGCGCCGTAGACAATGGAATGAAGTACCCGATCGTCTCCCACTTCTTACCTACCTTGCGCTGAGCGAACTGTCCTTCAACACGAAACTCTTCATCAGGAAACTCTGACTGAATGTCGGCAAAGAAACTGTTTCTACCCTTGAGTTCAGTCTTGTAGCGTCGCAGGTAGATGAATTGCTGGCCCTTGTTGATCGCATTCTTGATAACGATTTTCTTAGCGCCATAGGTCTTACCAAGGCCGCGAGCGCCCATAACCATGTTGAAGACGCCCGCATACGAGAGCACCTTCGAGAACGAATAGTAACTGAATTTCTTTTTCAATCGTGTCTCCTCACCGTCCACCACCGAGTGCCGGCAAGGCGATCGATGCTAGTGATTACGGGTCCATAATAAGGGTTTCCTCCGTGCCCAATCAAACGATTGGAGTCTACAACCATTTCTACGTGATCGGTCTCAGGATAGTAGGATCCTGTTGATCGCCACGCCATGACGATCATGTCACCAGGTCTCAGCATGGCGCGCTGCGCGGCTGTCATGGCGCCGCTACCGCGGGGCATGACCTCTCTTCCACGGTTGTACTGGTCGCCCGTCCACGTGCCTACGAATGTCCCTGACGTGTCCTTGTATGCCCTGTAGATCGTGGATGAGCAGTCGCCGAAGCCCGAGTTGTCGGGGTCCAGACGGCCGGGCGCCTGGCGGTACCCGAATTTCCCGATGCGTGACATCATCCACTTCAGCGCCTTCGCTCCCTTGGATCCGTCGCCGCCTCCACCGGGGTCGCCGCCGGGGTTGGGTGCAGCTGCGCTTCCCTCGTTGAACCCAAGCGCGTGGGCGTTGTTCCACGCGCCTGAGACGATCTCCTGGACCTTGGCCTCGGAATTGCCCATATCCATTTTCCAGAGATTGATGCCCACGGGGGTTCCCACTGAGGTTCCGAAGCGTGTGCGTAGCCATACCAGGTTTGAGTTGTCGAGCAACAGGTATCCAACGCCCGGTCCAACAGAAAGGCTGGCGAAGTTGGACTGCGACGCCCTACCACCATTGCCGTCGGGTGTAGTAGTACTGCTGGACCCACTGCTGCCAACGCCGGTAGTGTCTTTTGACTTGATGATGTTGTACGCAGTGTTGTAACGCGTGCTGTATACACCTAGCACGGCGTCTGAAAGGATGGCGGACTTCATTCCATCGAGATTCGTTCCACCAACGCGATTCGCGATTCGCATCGCCCGCTGCGGAGACTGGTGGTAGGCGACAGCCCACAGAATGAATGTCTCGGTGTTGGTGTCAGGGTTGATTCCGTACTTGAGCGCCATGTTTCTATATGTTGCGTTGGCGTCAAAGATTAGTTGGTCGTCCTGGATGTTACGGTTATTAAGCAGGAATGGCTTGAGTGCGTCACCGAAGTTTCTGGGTAGATAGTAGGTATTCCAGAACGCATCACTCTCATTGTGTGCGTTCATGATGTTCCGGAAGTCCTGTGGCAGAGCCCCATACCCCGCGGAGTCAACATTTTTCATCTTTTTGATTAGCGCTGCGGCGCGAGTTCCATACCACTGTCCAATTCCCACGGTGATTGGATCGTTGTAGTTGATTGCGGCGTAGTTCATGGACGACTCGACAGTGCCGATCGCCTTGACCCACACTTTTCGCATGGTCTCATCCCAGGCCATTTATCCTCCTAGATAGACGTCTGCCCCCATTTTACCATGGGGGCAGACGTGCTTGTTAGAAGATGGAATATGATGCGTCGATTGCTAGCCGGGTTCCGGCAGGAATGTCCTTCAAGGCAATGACGTTGCCGTTGTGGTTGACGTTTCCTCGGAATGCCGTGGAGTCCTGCCACATCGTCACGTAAAAGTTCGTGTACGGGCGAGCCCAGGCGGGAAGCCTGAACAGGACCTCACCGTTCGTGACGCTGCCGACCTCGAATGTTGCGTGGATGGTGACGTCGTCGCGCTCGCGTCGGCAGACGGCGTAGAGGAAATTGTTCTGTCGCACGTTATTGAGATTTGCGAGCCCTGTAATGTCCTCCCAACCGTAATTGACCCAACCGGAGCCACCCCGAAGCCATGCATCAAACTGTTGCTGGGCGTACTTGTAGCCCGCGGGCGTGAAGTGGACGTTCATGTCGGGTGTGAAGAACTTGGCTTCCTGTCCGTTGTGGAACCACGAGCGAGACCCTTCGCAGACAACCGCTCCGTACGGGGTGGCAAGTCGCTTGATCGCGTTCGTTGTTGAGGCGCAGCGGCGGGCGATATTGAAGTCGTTGTTTGCGTCGCATTCGTTGTACAGTGCGGGAAGGACGATTATGTCTTTGCAGTTCGGGAATGCCTCTTTCAGTTTTTGCATGAAGCGCTCAAATGGCTGGCTGATATCGCGTCCGGTTCGGATGTCGTAGATGAGGTCGATGATGTAGCAGCGTCCCGTCAGGCCTCGCTGAAACTCACTGATTTGGGTCGCAGCGTTATTGAGCATGGTAAGGAAGTTGTTGTCATCGTTTGAGGTGAATCCCCCGCCGTTTGATGCATAGTTGTGGGGGATCTCCCCCTTGCTCCTGCACCACGCGTCCCAGGTTCCGTTGGAGTAGCCTGTGAGGAGTGCGTTTGAAGATCCCAGGATGAGTGTGTGAGGGTACTTGCTGACTCGGTTGACGATGCTGTTGGACTCGAGGTCGTTAAGCCGCCTGTCTGCATTTGCCTTATTGCTGCTGACCGAGGAACGAACTGTATTCAGTTCGTCCAGGACCTCCTGCATCCCCTGGCTGCTGGCGACAGCGATCTGTGAGCCATCCTTAGCTGTTGTGGTGAAAAACTTTCCAGAGGGGTGTTTTTCGAACTTTTCGGCGAGAAGAGAATTCATCAGTTTTCCCACTGCCGATTCAAAGGCTGCGGTAGCGTTCTTAATGCGGTCAACATTTAAGTCGTAAGCAGAATTCTGGTTTTTAACAAATTCCTGAATTTGCTTATTAAAATCATCAACCAGACGTCTCTCTTCGTTCCCAAATTCATTGACGTACTCAACAACCTCACTTACAACTTCACGGAGGCGAGAGAGGACTTCATAGTACGTAAGGCCGTCGCCATAAGTAAAAGGCGTAACATTGTTAAGTTCAATGTTTTTAATGAGATACAGTGCAGCATCCATTTTTGATTTAGTGGCAAACCACTTTGAGGTGTGATCAACAATAGGCATTTTTACTCCTAGTACATTCCATAGTTAAGATAGTGGCGAGTGCGGGGCTGGGCATTGTCCCAGATGCCCATGAACAGGTCGGACAGTTCTGCGATAACAAAGTCATCCACGTTCACGAGAGTGTTTCGATAGCGAGCAATCTGCTCGCCCTTACCCATATTGTAGCCCGTAGAGAGGGAGTGCTGATTGTTCCGGTAGTCGTTGGTTCCGGTACTGCTCGACGTCGAGGTCGAGGTGTTCGTGCTCTTGCCCTTAGTGGATGCGTCACTGATAGACGTCGCATAGTCCCCGTCTCCCGCTAGACGACTCTGCGGAGTGTCAGACCCCACTGTGCGGCCTGTGGAGTTGGTAGTGCCGGATCCGTTGCTGTCCTGCCGGTTCGTCCCGCTGTTCTGCGACCGCCCGTCCTGAGAGGTCTCGTTGACGCGACGTCCGCCGTCGAGAGGGTCGTTGTTGAGGAGTTCGGCTTCATACATTCGATTGTATCGAGGCATGATGCGTTCCATCTTCAACTTGAGTCGCCAGATGAAGATATCTGGCGTCTCGTGTGCGATCTCCTGGAGCCAGTACTCGCGCTTAATTCGGTCATTAAGGATCTTGCGATAGTCCTCATTAAAAATGGGGTAGTCGTCAAGGCCAATGTGGTCTCCGGTTACTTTAACAACGTCTTTAAGACGCATTGTGAACTGTGCAGGCACTACTCTTCTCCTCCCTCATCGTAGGTGGACACGTTTTGTACTGCTAGGTAGTCCTCCATGTTCGGGGCGGCATTGTCGTCGACCGCCCATTCGCATGAGATCTGTAGTCCGAATTTCTCGTTGATCTGCTCGCACGCAAGTTGGCGGGGCTTCATGAATGACTCTCGTGACGCAAGGACCTGGCCCGAGTTTCCTGCGGCCTCCTCGACAACCATGCGCTCGCGCTTCTCACTGTTCACGTTCATGATCCCAAGCATTGTCAAAGCCTCGCCCCAGATCTTGGCCTTGGACTCCATGTGTTTGATGCTGGAGACAGCGCCCGCCCCGGCATTCTGGTTCAACGGGAAGACACCGATCATGCTGGCTAGGTTGTCAACAGCCAAATTTTCAGTGCCCCAAACCACAGGTTCGCCATCGTAAATCTTGGATATTAAATTCTGAACCGTGAGTCGTTGATCTTGCGAACAGGCAACGATCATGGGGTTGCGCTCGTTTAATAGATCAATCTCGATAGTGCGATCAATCTGGGCGAGGCGCGCTGCGTAGGAGAGCACAACGTCAATCTCGGGCACTCTAATCTGGTTTCCCCAGATACAGACGGACTCGCTAGCGGGCACGTCGCGCGAGTAGACTCCATTTCGCGTCACTCGATAGCCGGTTGGGTTGTCCTGGATGTCCAGGGGCCCAGAGATCGTTGCAGGCATTGCCATAAACATCTCAAAGAATGAGTCGTAGTAGAATACACTGTACCCATTATTGAAGATAGTTGTCTCAATGAAGCGCGGGTCAATTCCGTTGGGTAGTCCCTCCCAGGTGAACCTAGAAATGCACTTCCCCATCAATTGACGCCTGTACATATACTCCAGCGCCGCTTGACGATTCTCAGATGTGGATGGCTTTGCAGCCATCACCTCACGATAGACAGTATTCTTAACATAGTCTCTTTTAGGCAATCAAACTCACCTGATTCGTCTTGTCGATCCGATTGTTCCTGATATTGATTGTACCAATCCGCTGGGGCGAGCGCCACAAAGTCACGCCCTTTTCAAAGATGCCCCGCACGGTCCCCTTGAAAGTCTCAGGGATATCTGCTCTCTCCAGGTAGCACTCGGCCAGTTTCCAGTACGTGAACTCGCTCATTAAGGAAAGGCGGCTGGGCATCTTGATCCACGTGTTCATCGCGTACCCGTAGCGCAGCCAGTAGTCGCCAACGCGACGAATGGCCGCGTCGGATAGCAGCCGCACGCGACAGTCGATCACCAGCCCGTTGGACACCATCGCAGCCACCGTGCCTGCCGTCTGCCCGATAACGGCAGGCGGAATGACCTGCATGTCCTGCTGCTGTCCATTGATGCTGGCGATTGCCGCCTCGTAGTCACCGTTAGCGGCGAACTGTGCAAGATCATAGTTCGTGTCCCGAACCGTGCGCTGCTGCGCCTGAGAGATCTGTGAGGCACCGCTGGCCAACTGATTCTGGATGTTTGCCGTCGACTGCGCCTGAGAGTTCTGGATCATCGCGCTGATCCCCGCTGTAGCCGCCTGCCCAATGCCTGCACCCACAGCCTGCCCATTGAGCCCAATAGCGCCTCCGAGGGCCGTCATTCCGCCCTGCACCGCCTGAACGGTAGCCCGCATGTTATTGTAGCGAGACTGTGAGTCGGCCATTGCAGAGTTGCCCCACATCGTGTTCTCAGAACCCGCCTGGGTTGCGGCAATCCCCGCGTTAGCAATGTCGCGAGACGCCACGGCACTGCGCTGAGCGCGACGCTGCTGCCACTTGGCGGAATTGATCTGCGCAGCGATCGTGTGGGCATTTGAGGCCAGGTTGTTTAGCCCCGAGTTGTTGAGCACTGAGAATGTGGGAAGCGAGGTGTACCCAGTAACCAGATCCCACTCCTCGCCGTACTCATCCTCTTCATGAGTGCTCGGACCAACAAGTCGCTTAGAAGCCCACTTATTGTTGTAGTCCTTGACTGTGAACATCAGTTGGGGGTTAGGAGGTACAACATGCCCGTACTGCAGGAGCCCAATACCGGTAGTCATAAGCGACTCCGGGCGAAGTTCCACCGGGTTTCCCGTGTAAGTTGTGAGCTCAAGGATGCAGTAGGGTGCGGTCATGAACTTACGAAGTTCCTGATACGCCTTTGGCAGCATGCTCATGACCTCCATTCGGAAGTCATGATTAGTCAATGGGAAAGCACGGTTCACGTAGACGTCGCCAGTACCGACCTTGTACCAACTCACGCTCCCGATTCGCGTCGCATTTGCGGGATTCTTGGACACCACACCCTTTGGCACGATGGTTACGGAGCCGATGCCCTGTGCCACCCACGGGTATGCGGAGAGTGCGGAGAGCCCCTCGAGGTAGTCGTTGCGCGACGTGACCCATACACTGGCTGAGTTGGGGAGTCCCTCGGCCTTTGATCCGTTAGCCATCTTGAAGCGGGGGCTCGCAAGGTTCCCCCACTCTGCTGCAAGGTCGATAGTGCTGGTGATGACGACGTCGTAGTCGCCGTTGAAGACGTCAGCAATCATGCGCCGGTATGAGCGGATGACCTGGTGCTCGCCGCCGACGTCGAGGCCTTCGGGCTGGGCAAGCCACTCGCGGCCATTGTCGTTGAAACTGTCGACGGCGGCGATACCCATGTGCCCGCGCTCAAGATAGCAACGCCCAAACTTGACGCGCTGATAGTACGTCGACCAGACATCGAGTTGAAGAGTTAGTTGTGTGGTGTTAGGCGCTATGTAGTCCACGCTGGTGATGAAGTAGAAGAAGGCGTGGGGTGTGTAGCCCTCGAAATTCTTCGAGTCAACGGGACGACCGGGGTTCTCAACCATTACATAGTTATACTGGTTCGCCCTAGTAAACGGTGTGGGAATGCGAATCGGTTTGCCTTGGGCAAGATATGTTAGTTGATTTATCTCGACCTTGTTGACATTGTTGAATGACTTGACGTACTGATAAGGCGTCCAGCCGTAAGCATCCCAGTCAATAATGTCGCGATAAGTATTGTCAAACGGCACGTTACACATAGTAATAACACTGCCTGCGGACCATACCGAGTAATCAAACGACAGCCCAGCGGCGGTCTCTGGCGGGTCACCATAAATCTGCGTCATGTCTCCTCCATTAACAGTAAAGCCCCACCATCCCGGAGGATAGTGGGGCGGTTACTGACTCAGTGTATCACGCCTGAATCTGGATTGAAATCTCTTTCTTGACAGGCTTGGTTCCGCCTGGAGCAGACTTCGTGTCAACGGATACCCCGATCGTCGGATATCCATTCTTCTCATCGGGTCCGACGGTCAGGACGCCGTCGTTAGAGATCTTCGTGGCCTTGCTGGTCGCATTCTTGACGTACCAGTCGGTAGCGTATCCCTTGTTCGCGGGCGGAGTCTTCCAGACGATCTTCGCCTGCCGAACAGCGCCCGGCTTCATCACACTGCTGTGCGTGCCATCCTGGTTGAGTGTCTGAATCGCGTCGATCTCAGCGTTCGTCTCATCTGCCGGAACGACAATCTTCGTGCTTTCCTTCGTCCCGAATGCAATCGCGGGCGTGAACGGGGAGGCCGAAATCAGTGACCAGTGGTGCAGCCAGTAGTTGTCATAAAGGCCCTCAGGGTTCTGGATGGAACGATTCTCCAGGAGAACGTCCTTAATCAGCAGGAACTCTCGAGTGGTCAAGATCGCGCTGACGTCCTTGAGCCCAAGGGCCTCATTCGGAACAGTGATAATGTGCGACGGAGCCTCCGCGTCCTGCCGGTTAAACGCGGCGGACAGAGAGGTTACGTCAACGTTAGCCTTGAACTCTGGCGTCGTAATGAGAACAAGATTCTCGGGGCGAGCGAACGAGTGAACCGCCGCCGCATTGTATGCAGGAGTCGGATAACGCATCTTGTCCGCAGCCACACGAAGCGCCTTAAGGGCAGCGTCCGTGTGCGTCTTGTCTGCATCAAAGACGTTCAGGTCAGGAATCTGAACCCTGTGGAACCCGTGCTTCTCGTCGTAGGTGCGGAACAGGGAGCAGATGGTCAGGAACTCGGACCACTCGTCCGAGGACGCAGCCACGGCCATTGTCTGTGAAAGCATCTCAGACAGTCCCGTATCACTCAGGAAGGCGCGACGGAGAACATCGCGGTTGAAGGTGACCTTGAACTTTTCCTTGCGGTTAATCGTGTGGAAGGCGCTGTAAGCCGGCGGGCGCGCCTGGCCGAACACGTCCTTCTCCAAATAGTCACGGTTCTCATCGTAAATCGTGGGCTTGACGAAGTCCATGTGCACCTCTTCGATGGTGTCACCGAAATTCATCATGCCGTCCTTGAAAACGGCAAGGGGGTTGCGCCAGGAAATGTCGCGCACAACCGTGGATCCGATCCGGTTAATCAGTGCTGACATGAACTCGTTTCGAGAAATGTTGTCAGACATGATTCCCTGAATGGTTTCCTGAATGTTGGCCTTAGTGGCCTCCGGAACCATTTCCTGGTAATCCCTGCGCGCATCCGAACGGATCGCATTAAGCATATCGACGTTTGAAACGTCATCTCGCAAGCGGGGCATAATTACTTCCTCGTGAATAGATCTGAAATTGACTTAGGCTTCCAGTTCCCGTCAGGAACCTTCGAGTCGGGATTTTCCCCAGATGAGAAAAGACCCGAGAGGCCTGCAAGAGTCTTCCCGGTGCTCTTTACAGCGTCCGTGTCAATCCCCATTTCCTTAATTGTAGCACTACCCGCATCCTTCATGGCGGTACCCGCAAGATTGGCGGCGGCCCCGCCCACCTCGCCAATACCCTTGGCCACAGCCTTGGCGTCATCCGCCGTCGACGCCACGGCCGCCTTAACGTCATCCGCAGTCATCTCTTTGCTGACAGGAACGTCGTCGCCTGCAAACGGGTTACCTGTCTCGCGGTCGGTGGGAGTCAACATCCCCGAGAGGCGGCCCTCAAGTTCACCCTGAAGAGCAGTGATCTTGTCTCCGAAAACGCTCGCCAGATGATCCCAGGCCGCCTTCGTGTCCTTAAAAGGATCCTCGTCTTTCTCGGGATTGGGGTCACCTCCCATCATGTTTCGATCGGATGGAGATACAGCCTTATTATCTCCGTCGGAGTCGCCTGGGTCATAAACGTGCGACTCGGGCAGGCCCGCCTCTTTCTTCTGCTCAGGTGAAAGATGTGCCGTGTCCCGGTTCATCTGCTGGGCGCGTTCCTGCTGGTACTTCGGATCGGCAAGTTTATCGCCAGTAACACCCGTTACCGGTACTCGCGACTTGTCCGGCTTGCTCTCAAGATTCTTCTTGGTCTGCTCCTGAGTTCGCTTAGCGTCCTCAGCAGCATTTCCTGTCCCTTTATACTTGTCGGCCTTTCCCATTTCTTCTCCTAATAGTAAGGTAGGCTAGGAACTTACGTTCCTAGCCTACCATTTTCACCCAATGTCAGCCAGTGCTACAAAGACTTGCGGGCCGTTCCGTGCAGGTCCTTATCACCGGATTGCATCCCGCACGGGTTCGCAGTCACTTTGCTGGCTTGGGAGCCTTTCGAGCGAGATAGTCAATGAGGGCGTCGCTAACAATGTCGTCCGCGGGTCGCCGCTCAACCCAGTGCTGCTCATCGATGTCAGAAATAAGAGACTTGGGGAGACGGAACTTGACAGTTGACTTGTTGCTAACAGGGCGAGCCATGATATATCCAGCCTTTCAAACTTTGAGTGTAAATGTGGTGTCCTTGAGGACTACGCCTCCAGGAACCCTTGTGGGAATAAGTTTACCACCCCATTGGCCTCCCGTCAACATGTCATCCAACGTTAATGCGGCAGCCACTGAGCGGGGCATTCCCGCAATGTGCACATCCAGTTTACCATCAATCTCTTCTGCATATTGCTTTGCTCGAATGTAAACAGATTTTGTGAAGTTTCCCTCGTGCTTCCATGCACCTAGCTCGACAGGATCGACCCACAAGGTGTCTGGCGGTGCAGTTGGTCCCACGAGGTGTAGTGAGTCGGTGTCTGCGTAAGCGAAAGTTTCATAGTTGTCTTGCGCCGCATTTATCGTCTTGCTTCGAGCGTGTGCTGTAATAAACACTCCCATTGGTGTATACACAGGATCTCGCATTTCCATTTTATTCATCTCTAGCGAGACTCGATTGTCTTTAAGGACGGGGTGTTTGCCTGTGATGTCAGGATTCGTAGCGAACTTTCCATAAAGACTATTAAGGTGTAGTTTTGCAATTTGACGTAAGCCACCAGTGCTATTCTTTTTAATTTCCATAAAGTGGTCTACATATTCATCAAAAAATCCGTGCGAACCCCTGAACTCAAAAGTTCCATTCCATGAAAGTATCTTTAAGTCGTAATGTTTCTTCCAAAGTTCTATGTCAATATTTGTTGCAACAACTTCAGTTGGCTCGTTAATTTCAGTAAGGTATTCAGTAGGATTAAATGACAAATTCTTTTTAATTTGAATGCATGGAATATGGTTTGGTTTTAACTTAGCCTTAATTGTGATAGACGAAATGTAAAGAGATCTTTGAGTCGTGGGACCCCCTTCGGAATACATTGGGTCACCATATGGGAGTAATGAGTTACGCATGACCGACGGATAAAGCGAGTTGACGTCATAAACGCTGCCTTCACCATTGAGTCTCCTAGAAAAGCGTGGGGAGGCGTAGGTGAATCCTCCGCGATATGCCTTCCTGATTTCTGAGTCAACATCAGGGGATAGGATAGGGAATCTGCGAATAAACAGTTTACCCGTCATCTTCTTGTATGTTGCTAAAGAGTCCGCGCCTGCAGTCAGTTTTGTCATCTTCTCAGCAAACTGAACCTCTAGCGCTTGGGCAACAATGGCAACGTCATTCCTCTGATAGCGCCTCTCCTGTTCTGTTGGAATATATCCTATTGGCCTAGTTTTCTCATAATCAATCTCGAGTTTTTGGTCGTGAAGATTGAACGCCTTAGCGATTGCTGATACGGACATGGGGAGTTTCTTGAATGAATCACGAAACTCAATCCTGTATCCAGTCTCAAACACGACCGTAATTGAATAAAATTGTCCCATCCGAGAAATGAGCGATGAAAACTGTTTTACGCCGGGGTTCTCTTTAGTCCAACTATATCCATGCTTAAGAAGCCAGTCTAGAATAAAGATGCCATCAAACTTAAGGTTGTGGAAATATATGTATGCGGCTCGATCTGCAATATGATGCATGAAACCATCAAGAGAAGTGCCGTCCACAT